CCGAGAACGGCTGCCTGGTCTCAAACCGAGACCTTCGTTGACCACAGGGTCAGTATCGAAGGCGGTTGGCTTGAAAACCAATTGTCATTAGAGTTGACTCGTGCATATAGGCGGCACGTCGGTTGGGAAACCAACGTCGGGCGCCTGTCTCTAAGCACCCTGTATAAACGATCCTAAAAGGTAGAGACTCCAACACAGCGAAGCTGGATGAAGGAGGTACGGAGCTGAAACACACCCTGATAAGGGGGATCCAATGTAAGATTTGGACAGAACCTTGAACAGGTGGATCTAGGAAAGTGGTCAGGAGGGCAACTCGTAGGTAGCGACAAGACTAAACTTGTGACGCTAGCGAATCCGAATTACGCCATGGACCTGGAAAAGCCCAGTAAAGGGAATCCGAGGCCCGTCTCCCAAACCTGGTAATCGAAGTGTACCCACTACTGTGAGTATTGGCGGAGAAGAAATTCGAAGCTAAGAAAGCACATAGAGTGCATGGACGTCATCGGGCGCAAGAGGCGCCAGCGACTCGCGAGGTCGTAAGACCGCGTTGAGAGTGTAGGTACCAAAAGAGCTGCTTCGGAGAAGCAGTAAAAGCCAATCCGGGACGACCGTCGGTCGAAAGGAGAGGCGGGGACTGTGGAACCGAATGCGGTTGCTAATGGAACCCTACAGCGAAACCTATCGCCTCCGCTCAGGAGCGCCTGCGGCCCTAGCACGTTATGAACGACTAGGAAACCGAAGGATGGACTAGGCACTATTTATAAAGTACAAATAATGCTCTTCTCACTACTGCAGATTAACAACCTGCGTGTTAGTTCGAAACTAGCCCATTGGCGGCCAGACTTAAAAGTCTGGCGGCACCTCTTGGAACCCATGATTTCATGGGCCCGATTGGTGTCAGGTGGTTTAACTCGAAGTAAGGTTATCCAAGTTGCAACTTTTGCAAAATTTGCAGTGGATATGGTACGTAAGCAAGGGAAGGTAGGGCTAGTCCAATACCTCAAAACCGCGCACACTATGCTAATGCAGGGTGTGCCCGGGTCAGAACTGAAAGTCCCTTCGAGAGAGATCTCAAAGGTGGCTGTGGCCGCGCGTGCAGGCAACCTCCCTGCGGTGATTCCTCGTTACGCACGAGGTTTCATACGGAGAGGAGATGCCCATACGATTCGGCTCTGGCTGACGTTATTGGGTATGTATAGAATCCTACTGATCGACGCGAATTATAAACTTAAGACGATTACGAATCCAGGTGTCGTTCTGCAAAGAACGTTCCTGCAGGAGTGGTCCGAATTTGTGCGTAGTCGCTTCCTTCGTGGGTTGGAAGTACATACAGGTTGGAAAATGAGACACATTGGGACCGATGTGTTAAGTCGACCTTCCGTGTTTGCCTTAATGAAGTCTTCATCAGACCTCCCGGCCGTAGACTGGGACAAAGGTGAAGTCGGTCCATCGACCTCCTTCGGATGTAGGTTCAACTCTGCAAAGCGTTGGACTGAAGGCCAATGGGGCTGGTCACTGTTCCGGTACCTCTCGGTAACCCCGGGGGGAACAGGAACAACCCAGTCCCTTTGGACACTGATGCTGGAGACGGCGGAGGCCGCCCCTCTGGCAACAGAGAGGACGCGCTCTGAGACATTAATGGATGCTCTTAGGAAGGCGAAGAGTGAGCGAGCTCGGCAACGTGCTCGTAAACTTGACGAATTCCCTAACGGGACATTCGCTAATGGACGACTATCTGTAAAGATAGAACCCGCAGGCAAAGCCCGGGTTTTCGCCATGGTGGATTATTGGACGCAAGTAGCGCTAAAACCGTTGCACGAGTGGATCTTTTCCGTACTACGGGAGATACCGCAGGATGGGACATTTAACCAACATAAGCCCGTAAAACGGCTTTTGAAGGTGGTGGACCGGAATGCGAAGATTTACTCATATGACCTAAGTGCAGCGACGGATCGCTTACCCGTTCTTATTCAGGGTTTGATTCTGAATCAGATCTTTGGTAGACACTTGGCATCGACTTGGAAAGCACTTCTTTGTAACCGGAAGTACTACTTGGGCGCTAATCACGTTCGGGCGGCACGGATGGGGACCAAAGGATTGTACCTTCGGTATGCCGTAGGGCAGCCGATGGGAGCCTTTTCAAGTTGGGCCATGCTGGCCTTAACGCACCATGCTATGGTACAATTCTCTGCTTATCGCGCAGGATACGTGGCTTGGTTCGTCCTATATGCGGTTCTCGGGGATGACGTCGTCATCGCTGATTGCCGAGTAGCCCGGGAGTATAGAAAACTTTGCCAAGAAATCGGATTGGAG